ACCAAGAAAGAGAGTAGACGGTGCAGTGATCACAAGTGAAAGATACAGAGCACTAACAGCACAACAACATGCATTCGTAATGGGCGTCATACAAGGGAAAACACTCAGGCAGTCTTACAGGGATGCGTACCCGAATGACACCAGTGCTGACAACGTCATTAGCACCAATGCCACCAAACTGTTTAAACACCCAAGGGTGCAAGAGATGCTTAAGGATGCGTGGGAGACCATCACCGAAAACCTAGTGGACGATGTGGCGGGAACGAAACGGTACGTGCTCAAGCAACTATTGGAACTGAGTAAAAAGGCCAAACAAGAGGGTAGCCAATTAAAAGCACTTGAACTACTCGGGAAGGCATCAGGTTTGTTTACACACACCGACAGCAAAGCGGAAGTGACGATCAGCAGTGAGCAGTTGAAACGTGAACTAGCGGGGCACTTGCGTCTACTGCGTCAACGACCTAGTGCAGTGCAACCGTTAGGAACTATCACCGATGTAAACGCTAAGACGCCTACCGCTGTTTAAACGCGACATGGCGGTGACCCACCGTGCCCCATCCCCCCGCGCCACGCATTGGGTCCCCCCCTCACGTATACGCTCTAATCCACTCCTACAATTACAGTCCCCCTACCCCTGCGAACGTTCTCACGCCACTGAGTCACTGTTTCACGTGAAACACCCCCCGGTAGGTTGTCAAAATGAAATGGGTGGGGGTATATATATTTTGTTTAAACACCTTGCGAACGTTCGTATTTGCGTTTAAACTATGGTCTCCGGTATGTCAGAAAACAATCTTGGGCCACAGGGGCGGATTCTGATGTACTGGAATCTACACGCATGGGGATTGATCTCGGCATCCAAGGTAGGCGTGGGCTGGAACGATAAGCCCGTTACCACGCACAGTCCCCAGCCGTGTTGGTAGTGCGTAATGCGGGTTAGCGCCGCATTTTCCTTGTTTTGTGCAAATACCAAGGAAGACGAACACACTGCTTTATGTGAGCGGCTACCAACTTCAGGAAAACGGATGACAGAACGCACTCAATTGGTTTTTGACTTTATAAAGGCTTACATGAAGATTCATGGGATACCGCCTTCCTACGAGGTTATTGCTAAGGGGTTGGGGTTGAAGTCCAAATCTAACATCCACCGTATTGTTCATAAGTTAAAAGATGAGGGTCTTATTGAGACCAAGCCATACAAGTTCCACGCTATTAGGCTTGTGGATAAGTCAGCTAGAGAGATGGCTGCGCTGTGAATCACACGCTCCTTACACAGGAAGAGATTGAGGACTATGTTGAGATAGTCGATACCGTGTCAGAGGCGGAGAGAAAGAAAATATTCCGTATCCTTGAGCATGACCGTGTCCACCGGTGCCGGGAGTCTTTTATTTACTTTGCTAGTCAGATGTGGCCGATATTTATATCGGGTAAGCATCACCAAATCATGGCTAATGCGTTTGAGAGGGCAGCTAGGGGTGAGTTAAAGAGGTTGATTATTAACATGCCTCCTAGGCACACAAAGAGTGAGTTTGCCTCTTACCTGCTTCCGGCGTGGTTTTTGGGTAAGTTCCCGCATAAAAAGATTATTCAGACGGCGCACACAGCAGAACTGGCGGTGGGCTTTGGTCGTAAGGTGAGGAATTTAGTTGGATCAGAGGCATATCAGAAAGTTTTTGATACAAAGTTGTCATCGGATTCAAAGGCCGCTGGTCGCTGGAACACTGAAGTGGGTGGGGATTATTTTGCTATCGGTGTTGGCGGCGCTGTTACAGGTAAAGGTGCTGACCTTTTGATCATCGATGACCCGCATTCTGAGCAAGAAGCCAAGCAAGGTAACCCTGCGGTCTATGACAACGTCTATGAGTGGTACACATCTGGCCCTCGTCAGCGTCTACAGCCGGGCGGGGTCATTATTATTGTGATGACAAGGTGGTCTAAGCGGGACTTAACGGGTCAGATCATCAAGAATTCATCAAAAGAGGGCGTAGATACGTGGGAAGTGATTGATTTTCCAGCGATTTTGCCCTCAGGAACCCCGTTATGGCCCGGATTCTGGAAGAAAGAGGCACTTGAAGCCCTCCGTGCTGAACTCCCAGTCTCTAAATGGGAAGCACAGTACCAACAAAACCCAACATCTGAAGAGGGTGCGATCATTAAACGGGATCAATGGCGCATTTGGGAGGCAGATAGCCCGCCTACATGTGAATATCTGATCCAGTCATGGGATACCGCATTTGAAAAGGGCAACCGTGCCGACTATTCCGCCTGTACAACATGGGGTGTGTTTAAACATCCTAATGAGCACGGAGATTACCGGACAAACATCATTGTTTTGGATGCGTTCAAGAAGCGCATGGAGTTCCCTGAACTCAAACAAAAGGCATTTGAGATGTGGAAAGAGTGGAACCCAGACAGTCTAATAGTGGAGAAGAAGGCCGCCGGTGCGCCCTTGATCTATGAGATGCGTCAAATGGGAATCCCGCTCCAAGAGTACACACCAAGCAAAGGAAGCGATAAGATAGCGCGTGTAAACGCTATTTCTGATATGTTTTCGTCAGGAATTGTGTGGTGTCCAGATACAAGATGGGCGGATGAGTTGATGGAAGAACTCGCCGCTTTCCCTAATGGAGACCATGACGACCTTGTTGACTCAACCAGCCAAGCCCTTCTGCGGTTTAGACAAGGTGGCTTCATCCGCATTGAATCAGATGAGGAAGATGACCCCGTTTACTTCCGCAGCAAAAGGCAAGAAAGATACTACACCGTATAAGGATTGATATGGAAAAAGGTTTATACCAAGCCCCACAGGGCATTTCAGAACTCCAGCCAGATTTGGCTATTGAGATTGACAATCCGGACGCTGTCCACATTGAGATGGACGGACTAGAGATTGACCTAGAACCCAGTCAAGAAACCGCAGAAGAGTTTGACGCCAACCTAGCCGAGTACCTTGATGAAGGTTACCTCAGCAGTATTGCCGGTGACCTTATTGATGATTTCAACAAAGACCAGCGCGACCGCCGTGACTGGATTCAGACCTACGTAGAAGGTTTAAAACTCCTAGGCCTCAAGTATGAAGAACGCACTGAGCCTTGGCAAGGAGCCTGCGGTGTATTCCACCCCATGCTGACTGAGTCAGTAGTGCGCTTTCAGGCTGAAGGCATCATGGAGACATTCCCTGCTGCCGGCCCTGTAAAGACATCCATTATCGGCAAAGAGACCAAAGAGAAATTAGAGGCCTCCCACCGTGTTCAGACCGACATGAACTACCAATTAACGGAAGTCATGCGTGAGTACCGCCCTGAGCATGAGCGACTACTATGGTCTCTGCCAATCACAGGAAGCGCATTCAAAAAGATTTACTACGATCCAAACAAAGAACGTCAAGCCTCTATCTTTATTCCGGCTGAAGACATTGTTGTTCCATACGGTGCGTCTGACCTAGAAAGCGCCGAACGCATCACCCACGTGATGAGGAAGTCCAAGAATGACATCGTCATGCTCCAAGAGGTTGGGTTCTACCGTAATGTAGACCTAGGCGAGCCAAGCAATGAATTAGATGACATTGAGAAGCAAAAAGCCGAAGAAAACGGCATCACCGCTATTCAAGATGACCGCTTCCGTCTGCTTGAGATTCATGTCAATTTAGATTTAAAAGGATATGAGCACAAGAACAAATACGGAGAGATGACAGGTATTGCCCTGCCTTATGTGGTTACCTTGGAAAAAGGTAGCATGGAGATTCTATCGATCAGAAGGAACTGGCATGAAGATGATGAACTCCACCAAAAACGCCAGCACTTTGTCCACTACCAATACATCCCCGGATTTGGTTTCTACGGATACGGACTTATACATCTCATTGGAGGTTACGCTAAGTCCGCTACCATGCTCATCCGTCAATTGGTTGATGCTGGCACTCTCTCAAACCTGCCCGGAGGACTTAAATCACGGGGGCTTCGCATTAAAGGTGATGACACGCCGATTCAGCCCGGAGAATTTAGGGACGTAGATGTCCCTTCCGGAAGCATCCGTGACAACATCTTACCGCTTCCATACAAAGAACCAAGTCAGGTTTTATTTGCCCTCTTCCAAAACATCGTAGAAGAAGGGCGGGCATTTGCCTCTGCTGGAGATATGAACGTCTCCGACATGAGCGCACAGGCTCCCGTTGGTACAACTCTGGCTCTCCTAGAGAGAACCCTAAAGGTAATGGGCGCGGTACAAAGCCGCATGCATTTCAGCATGAAGCAGGAGTTCAAACTCCTTAAAGAAATCATCGCTGAAGACGCCCCATCGGACTACGCATATGAGCCTGAGTCAGGTGACCGCCGCGCTAAACGTAGTGACTATGAGTTGGTGGATGTCATACCTGTCTCTGATCCAAACGCCGCAACGATGGCGCAAAAAATTGTGCAGTATCAGGCAGTCCTACAGTTAGCCCAGTCTGCCCCGCAAATCTACAACATGCCCCTACTACATCGCCAGATGATTGAGGTATTAGGGGTAAAGAACGCCAATAAGTTGGTGCCAATTGAGGACGATGAAGTCCCAACAGACCCAATCCAAGAGAATCAAAACGCAATAACAGGCAAACCGCTCAAAGCGTTTATTGAGCAAAACCATTCTGCGCATATACAAGTGCATATGGCTGCCATGCAAGACCCAAAGATTGCCCAGATCATTGGTCAAAACCCACAGGCACAGGCAATTCAGGCAGCAATGATGGCTCACATTCAAGAGCACGTGGCCTTTGAATACCGTATGCGCATAGAGGAAGAGATGGGAATTCCGTTGCCAACAGAAGAGCAGAACAAGAAGGTTGATCCGGCATTTGCCAATCAACTCGCTGCAATGGCTTCTGAAGCGGCACAAAAACTGTTTAAACAGCATACAGAGGAAGCCCAGCAGCAGATGGCACAACAACAACTGCAAGACCCTGTTATCCAGATGCAACAACAAGAGTTGCAGATCAAGATGCAGGAACTCCAGTTGAAACAACAAAAACAGCAGATTGAAGCAGCCGCTAAGGCCGATCAAATCCGCGTAGAAGAATCCCGTATTGAAGCCCAGAAGGAAATTGCAGCTATGCAAGTAGCCGCCACGGCAGCAGCCAAGCGCGACCAGCTAGAAAAGCAGCAACAGCTTGAGGGCACAAGAATGGGTATTGAATTGGCTAAGAGCCGAAATCAAAGAGGTAATAAATGAGTGAAGTAATCCGAGCACTTTCCCACATTCAGAAAGAGATAGCCCGCCTGCGTGATGAACAGGCAATGTTTATCTCAACGGGAAGAGCGGCAGATTACGCGGAATATAAAAACGTCTGTGGGGTAATTCGGGGTCTAAGCCTTGCAGATCAGTCCATCAACGACCTTGTAGAAAGAATGGAGAAATCCGATGAGTGAATTTGACGTGTCCGCTGTGGACCTGTCCGGCGTCCTTAACAGGACTGCAGAGGAAAAGGCCAAACAGCTACCCGATCCTAAGACATTCCACCTGCTCTGCGTAGTACCAGAGGCTATGGAGGAATATGCCGATAGTGAGGTAGGTCTAGTCAAAGATTCCAAAACGATGCATTACGAAGAGGTTTTAACGCCTGTACTTTTTGTCGTCAAAATGGGTCCAGATGCCTACGCAGACAAGAGCCGTTTCCCCAACGGGCCTTCTTGCAAGGTCGGTGACTTTGTCATCGTCCGTCCTAATTCAGGCACCCGCCTGAAGATTCATGGTCGCGAATTCCGAATCATTAATGATGATTTGGTTGAGGCAACCGTGGAAGACCCCCGTGGCATTCAACGCGCTGCATAAGGAGCACACATGGCAACAGAGTACAAAGGCGAGGAATTCGCATTCCCTGACGAAGAGAAAGAAAC